AACTTTGGCTCCATTTTCTTACCTGCTTTCCAATCATCGGTATCGCCTGTACGTTTAAGTTTTTCTGCAAACTCAACAATAGGGTCAGGTCTACCAAACGAAATTGGAGATAGATAAGTTTTGTTATTAATGTTGTAGTGAAAGTAAAGTTCAATAAACGGGATGTCTTTGTTGAACTTGTAGGGAACTAATCTAATTTGATGTTTTCCCGGTGTTGGCTTCCAAAGTGAATCTGATTTTTTGGAAGTGTTTTGTAACGAATTAAATCGTTTCAAGGCTAATGAAATGTCCATTTTTCTTTTGTTTTAAAGTTAATAATTGTTTTTAAAGTTTAGGTGTATATCGATATTACCTATATCTAAATATAACCTTTTTATCTTTTGTTGTATCAAATGTACAACTATTTTTTTAATTTTCCAAATTATTTTGCCCATTTATTTCGAGTCACCAATTGAGAGATAACTGAATAAACTGCGAGGTCTTGATAGGTATCTTCGATTGATTCCCCCACTTCATCCGGCGCACCTAATACTACCAATTGTTTCAATCGTTGAATCTTATCATTCTTTCTGAACCATAGCCCACTTAATGATAATTTGATATCTTCCTTGGTTTGGAGTGCCGTTCCTACGGAAATATTTCCAGTTCCATAGTTTCTTTGCTTTTTGCAAAATGTAGTGTACATCTCATCTAAGATGTTTTTGAATTCTTCGCACGTTTGTGGATAGGTTTCTTCGCAATATTCGATTGCAGTTTGTTCTTTGATTTCCGACATGATTAATTTTTATTTGTTTCTATTTTATATTAGAACAAATATAATAAATTAATTCGGAATTTCCAAATTAAAAAGTATTATTATTTAAAATCAGATAGATTTAAACTTTTGAAAACTTTTGTAGGGATTTTTTTGTAGCCGTAGTTCGATGTGGTAATTATAGAATTTCTATAATCTTCCCAATCTAATTGATATGAATTATCCAATTGTCCACCTGTCTTAGATTTAATAACTTCATTTAAGGCGTTAATTGTATAGATGGTATTTGATTGCTTTTTTCTATGAACTAAAATAGTTTTCCATTGAGAATCGATTGGAGATGAACCTTTCTCCACATTAAATGTAATAAATAAATCATCCTCCTTTAATCTATTTTCTAATATAAAGATATTCGGATTTATTAAGACATAACTTTGTATTACAAATTGTAATGATATATCCAATTCTGCTCTATATGTAAACAAACATAAAAGTTGTGTATTCATTTTTGGGTTTTATTAAGCCTTTAATAAGTTTTTAGGAAGTGATGATTCAATGTGTGATGGATTTTGATTTGTAGGAGTTCCGGTAACACAACCTGTTGTTTCATCTTCTGTTGTACTAAATCCTGGATTGTGGTGAGGATTCATATAACAAGGTTTACTTACACCATCTGCGATATCATCAATAACTCTTACAGAAACACCATTTTTATCTTGGTAAACTTCTTCATTAAAGTTTGAATATCTGGTGTATTTTACATCTCTGTTATTAACAAATGCTGTCATTTGCTGCATTATGTGGTGCATTCTAACAGCTTCTTCAAAGTTTTTACGATTAGAGCCTTTACACCTCGCAACATCTTTCAATGCTTTACCCAATATAGCATCTCCTTTTTTAGTTCCAACTACATTTAATTGCTTAGCTTCCTCTTTAGTCATAATACCGGCTTTTATAGCCCAGTTCATAAAATCGTTTAATTCACTTTTAGTTTTAGTTATTGAACTATTTGGAATATTTAATTGCTCATTTTTATTTTTAGGATATACCAACCCGTATATAGATTGAATACCTAATAATCTTTTTTGAGTTTCTTTATTTTTATAATTTGTTTGTAAAATTTTATTATAGTTGGCAGACCCACCACCACCTTTATATTTAACACTCAATCCGCCAACGTATGTTACACTAACTTCATATAATTGTAAATTTTCAGCAATAGCTTGTTCAAGCGTTTGTCCCTTTTTTGGCTTTATACTAAATTCATCAGGTAATACAATAATATCTGCGGTTTGAAAATTTTCAGATGCTGGGAAATATACCTGCTTACCTTCTGCTAAAAATTGTAATCCTGCTTTCATTTCAGCGTAATCAGCTACGGCATCTTGAAAGTCTGTTGAATTAGCCATATTCATCAATAAACTATCTAATTCTTTTTTATATTCTTCTCTAGCTGTTGGATTAGTTTGTAAATCATATTTAGAATTGAATTCTTTCAATTTATTTAAAGAATCGAATATTTTTTTATTTTCTGGTTTTTCTAATAAATTACCTTTACCAAAAGTTTCAGCATATTTATTTAATTCCTGCTCAAACATTCTAACACTACCTTCTATAATGGTATTTATGGTTTTTCTTCTACCTTTTGGGGTTGCAACATCTCCAAAATTAGTCATAGGTATTTTTCCAGCAGGAGTAGATTTTGATGCTGCATCTGCTACATCATTTATTCGTTCATTATATGCTTCAGTTTGATATAATGTTTTTAGTGCCTGTTGAGCTGCTTTTTCAGGGCTCATACCAGCTTTAATATACGAATCTCTTAATGCTTTTTCGTTTGGTATAGCTTTATACGTTAACTCTATATCACCTATTTTTACCCCTTTTTTTGTTTTAGCTATATTAACAATGGTAGTTGGTTCATTAGGATTTATAGATTGAGCCACTTTAGTTGGAGTAAATACTTTTTTTCCAACTGCTCCCTCCGATGATTTTCCAACATTTAATTTATTTGCTAATGCGAAATCTTTAACAGTATCAGCCATTGGTACATTCTTTTCAGCAATCATTATACTATCATATCCTTGCTGTGGATGTCTACCTACGAATTTTTTAGCAAAATATATTTTAGTAGTACCACTCTCCATATTCGTAACAAGTTTACCAACCTTATTGAAATTTTGAGCCTCTTCTGCTGATAATTTTTCTCCTTTAAATATTTTATCTAAAATCTTTTGTGCGGCTTTTCCATTAACTTTAACGGGCTTACCACCTGCTCCTGGTTCACTTAGTAAGTTTATATTTCCAGAAGAATCTATTAAATTAGCTAATACTTTTTGAGAAGCCACTCTCTTATCATCGATAAACTTTTCTCTTGCGGCATCATTACTCTTTTTTGCTGTTGAAAATAATGCATCTTTAAAAGAGCCTTTATCATCTTTCTTATCCGATTTATCTAATCGTTTTTCGGCATCAGTTACCTTAACATTAGAAGGGGTTGTAGATTTTGGGTCATCCTTTTTATTAGGCCACAAATTTGGCTCTTCAGGCGTCTCATCATCTACTATATCAAAATCATCTTCGGAATAACCATTTGTACCTATAAGTGCAAGTGCTTTTGTATAAGCAGATTGAGCGCCAGGTGATTTATTATCCTTATACGCTAGAGCAGTTGATACTTTAATATCTCGTTTAGTATCAGAATTTCTAACTGTTTTATTGAGAACATCTTTTTTTGATATTTGAGCCGGTGTTTTAGCTTTTTCTCTCAAACTATTAATTGCTTGAGAATTGTACACACGATTTTCTTCTAAGATGATAACCAATTCATCTAAGTGTTCTTCGTTAGTTAAATCAACTATTCCGGTTGAAGTTCTGTAACTTAATTCCAATAATATTTCTTCGAAATTTGGAGTCATTTATTTTGTATATTTTTTCAGCATTGATGTTAGTTTTGATGATTCGTTTTTATCACCATCATCCATTTGAAGTTCTTTCTTATGTTTCTTAGCAATAGCTGTCATATATTTTACAGCATCATCGCCTGATTTGAAAGATTTATCGTACTTACCTGCTAACTTAGCTGGGTCATTACCATATGTAGATTCTAAACTTACTCTAAATTCATCAGGTTTACCATAATCATCGTTGCCACCAATATACAATGTGTAAGTTGGTTCAATACCCGTTTGCTTTCCATGATACATAATAGCATCTGTATTATCATCAGTGTCAACGTATCCATCTAATCCCGATTCCGCGTTTACTACATCTGCTATCGAACTTGCATGATTATAATCTAATTGAGATGCTTTCTTTGGAAGATTAGCTTTAGGAGCTGCGTTCTTTTGTAAATCATCATATGCTTTTGTTCCCATAACAGCTTCACCATCTGGGTCAAATTGTGATACATAAGCAAATGCTTTTTGATAAGCTGGAGAATCATCTTCTCTATCGTATGCATCTCCAACCGTAGTTGTTTTGCCTGTTTTTGGGTCTTTGAATGTTGCACCAAATACGTCATCATGTTTCCAACTATCTGCGGATGGGTCAGCTTTACCTTTAATATCAGATACATCAATTGAATCCAAATTATCCATCCAATTTGTATTTACTTTATCAGATTTAGAAGATGCACCACCCGTTTTAGCGAATACTGAGCCTCCACCTTTACCAAATACCGAAGAACCCTTAGTAGGTTCAGAATCTTTAGCAGCTTTACCTGCGGTGGTAGTTTTACCTGCGATTGTTACTTTGGTAGCGGGTCTTAATTCGTGCTGTTTAATATATGCATCGAATTGGTCTTGATTTTTAAAGTCTATTTCTTTTAATGGGATTAGATTTACTAATTTCATAATTTGTATTAATTTCTATTATATAAGTATCGGATATAAATATAAAGTTTTATTGTATTACAACCAAATTGTCATAATTCGTTCCTTCATATGTTTTAACGGGAAACCCACCTCTTTCCAAAGTGGGTGTTAACTCTCCTAAAAGGCTATCTCTATCCTGCGGATGTACATCAATTAAGAACGCATCGTAGGTATATAGTATCATTTTTGACCTTCTCCCATCACACCACTTCAGTACATCATCAATCTTAGTATAATTGATTTCAGTTTCCAATGCCTGAAGAAGATAGTTAAATACCTTTTGTTCGTTTGGTGCTTCGATTCGTTCGAATGGAATTTCCCTCTTATATAGAGGTGTCGTTAATTTTCCCGAAATTACGAACTTTTGGTAAACCGATTGAACATATTCATCCACCTTTTGAAAAAACGGAATGGTTTTCGCAAACTCATCCAACCCACCATAAAGGTATCGGAATGAAAGGGCTTTGGATTCTTCGGTCGTAACCCCATAATATTTTGCTAAATGTTCGTGCGCCGTTTCTCCCTCCGGAAATACATACCCAACCATCTTACCAATGATACGGATGTGATAGGATTCATAATCGAATTGAATCAAAGTACCCCCCTTAAAACGGCTCACTATATTACTTCTACACCCATCGGATTTGTTCATAGCAGCCCAATTCACATTGAGATGTCTATTAGATGGTCTGCCCGTTATCGTATATGGATTGTATTTTGTGTACGCAAACCCATTGGGCAGATATTCTTTGTTGAAATGAAATCTATCAATAAATTTTTCCTCTTCGACCTTTACCCCAGCCCCCTCCAGCCTCCCTAATATTTTAATGGAATCTGAATATTTTCTATACCAAGGTTTAATTTCTGAAATTAAAGGAATCGTTTTTAAGAGCTCGTACCATCTCATCATAGGTACACAATCATTTAGATATTTAAAGTCGCTTCTGTACCCCTTATAAACCCCGTCAGCGAACTCATTGAATATGAACGACTTACCATACTCTTCAAAATAAACCCACTCATAATCGAGCCCTTTACTACCTATATATCGATTCCCATAAACCAATGTGTTTTCATTCACAAACAAACTTAATGTTGCTTGTCTACATTGTCCGGCATCGATGTGATTGAAATTTATAATGTAATCGGAATCCTTTGTTCTAAGGTACGCAAACGATATTGAGGTATCATATTCATGTGCCTTTGGAGAACTCCATACGGGCACCATCAAATCTATCTTTGGATTGGATTTGTAGAACTCTACTAGGGCGTTATTTGTTTCGATTAAATTCATACCCTACAAATATACAAATTATTTATTTAATTTCCAAATGATTTATTTATAAAATTGCTTTGTGTTTGGTAAATATAAGGAAATATTTTTGATTTTCAAAGAAATTATAGATAAAGATGATTTATTTGATGCAATCACTCCTTTATCCATCAGTTTACCATTGGTATCATATACAACATCTAATGGGCCAGTAATTCTCCATCTCATAGTTGCTGATATCCAATATGGATTTTCAAAATAATTTTCATACTCTGTTGCCGAAATCTCATAAACAAATCCGCTATCATCATTTGCTCTTTGTGTAAAATATCTAACTATGTAAGCAGATGCATATTCATCATTCGATGGTATAGGTACAATCGTTTTTGGTGGCGTTAATGAAAATATTTCTTTATCTCTTATTAAATCGTTGTACATAATATTAGTTTGTAGTTGGTGTAACGGGTGTAACGGCTTCAATATTAACTCTATATCCAGCCTCTATCGTAGTTTTCCATCCACTATCATCTATACCTTGCTTTACATTTGTAATTTGAAATATACCATTTTGATTATATATTTCGGGTATACCATCTATTTGAAAATATTCACCACAACTTAACCCAGCCATCCCATCTATTGCTAGGCTTATATCCAAATAAGTTAAGGCAGAGCCTGCCTCATCATTTGTTCCAATTTTACTCTTAATAACTCCTGCATCTAAAAATATATAAGTTTTTATAGTATCTTTACCACTTTTTTTAATTTTAAATTTTACTGATTTTTGTTTTACAACTTCTTCTATATTTTGTACTTCTTTAGCGGCAGTATTGGTTGGTTTTGCCTGTTCTGTTCCAAATGTTTCGGTTTTTATTCTAGTATTTTCCGAAGATTGAATTACAATTTTTTTCTCAACCTCATTTATAGAAAACCAACCATCCGAATTCTTAGCATATGATAAATCAAATAATGAATAATCTTCCGTTTGCAATTGTGCATTAGAGCCAGTTATTGCAAGTCCCTTACCAGCCATTATATTATTCAAAGTTAATTGCGATTGGTATAATGCTTGTGATTGTGCCAATTCGCTCAATTCCATTGAAAAATTAAATTCTTTAATAGTGCCACTAATTGGTCCTATTTTAAATCTATATGGTTTTTCACTTTCTGTTATCGATGTTGGTTTTTGAAATAATTTATAATCCATTATTTGGAGTATCTTACTACCAACATCTCCACCATCGGATATTGACATTATTTCTAATTTACATAATCCATATGTATTTTCATTTACAATCCCCAATACTCCATTTATAAAATCCGCTTGTGTAAATGATTGGTTATATATATTCAGTATTGCATTATAGTTAAAAAACATATTTAATAAGTTTCCATACACCTTTTTATCATCTAAAGGTTCTATTTCTCCTTTTAAATTATACATTTTTGAAGTCTTTTCTGGTAAATTAAATGATTTACCATTTATCGAACATTCTTCTGGTGGTTTATTTTCATCTATTATTAATACATTCTTCTTATCTGGATCACTTGAGAATGCGAATTTAGGTAATTTATTTGGTATTATAATATCTTCCGAAGATGATATCATATACTTATTCGAATTCATTGGTATCAATCGCTTTGTTTTTGCCTCATCTTCAAAACAATTTATTGTTATTGTATTAGGTTTTGTTTTAAAAATTTGAGAATTTTGAAGTAATTCTAATATTAATTCAAATGAGATGTATGGTTCATATGATGCAACTTTATCTTTTTCTTTTGCATTCAACATATCCCAATTGAAGAATTCGGTTTTCCATTTAGCTTCGGGTAAGTCTATTATAGCAGGTAAATTGAAATCTGCTGATAATTTTCTTAACCAAGTAGCATATGGTAATTCAACAACTACTCCTTTTTTAGCTACAGCCGTTTGTTCATTTGATTGCTTCATTGGCATCCAAAGTTGTAATTCATTTCCAGCTGATATTTCTAAATCAATATCATATGTACCATCTTCAACGGGAGAATAAGTATATCCGGTTACTTTTCCAGCCATATAATCATAATTACCATCAGTTGTTACTAAAGTATCTAAATAAGTAGTTTTAGCAACTTTTGCATCATCAAATAATTCAACAAATGCTTTTACATAATTTTCATGGTTCTTTTTTGCGAATAAAACAGAGTCTATTGTTGTTTTCCCAATAATATCGGTGTTCCATCCATATTCTAAGATTACATTCATAGATGCTCTAAGAAAGAAAAGGTCAAACATTTCTAATTGCTTCAAAGAAAAGCATTTAATTTTTACGTGAGCACTTTTTAGTGTGTTATTTCCACCATCGGTATCAATTTCAACCGATTGTATTATTGGTGTTGATATTTTTCTATCCGATTCTCCTTCAATTTTAATAGCTTTTCCTTCCAAATCATACCCTAATATAGTATTAGAAGTTTGATACATTTTTGTAAATTCACTTTGATTTGAAATTACGCATCCTAAATATGCGCCAGGGTAGCTACCACTCTTTATCGTTTCATTAATATTAGTACGATTATTGGTTACAACGGCTCCAGAAGATAGTATTGCAAAAGGAGATAATCTATGGTTTTCATAAGAAAACTTTTCTCTGTTTGTTAATTTAGTCTTTATCCAAGGTTTTAATGGAGCTATAAATGGAAATCCCATAACTTATTTATTTATTTTTTCTAAATCATTTAAAATTTTAGATACATTTGAAGGAATTCTAAGTTGTAATCCTTCAGTTACATAGAAGGATGCATCATTGATGTTATTTGCTACAGCTATAATCCACCATAGACTTGTATCGCCATAGTATTTATTAGCTAATAAATCTAATCTATCAGTTACTTCTGATATAACATACAAATCATCATCATTTGCTTTTATTTTTGGGTATATAACACTTTCAAAATATTGCTTTTTACTATTGGAATCGGTTTTAATTTGCGAATATGTATATCTGTTTGCCATTATTTATTTATTTTTTAGGAGAAAATAATTCTTTTATTGCTTTTGCTATTCGTGCATCTTCTCTACCTTTTGCTCCCAATTGACCATTAAAGTCATATTTATATGTTTTAGTATCTCCAGAGCCAGATTCTATTTTATGGTCTTCAATTATTTTTACACCTATTGCTACATCAATTACTGATGGGTATATAAATTGAGATTTATCCTCACCATATGGGTCAAAATTTGCCCAAGTTGTATTATCATCTATTTCAAATCCTAAACTTTCTATATATCCCGGTATTTCTTTGTACAATGAACCAATTGTAATTCTAACTAAATTTGGTGCCATAGCATATGCTGAATTAACTTTTGCTGAATTAGCTTCGCCAAACGCAATAGCCTTCACATCCGTATCAGGAAAAGCTAACAATTTTAAATAATTCATTTTTACAATCATAGCATCTCTTTCTTTAAGAGTAGTATAGTATAATTTTAAGTTAAATCGTAAACTTCTTTCTACACCACTATATCTGTATATATTAAATGGTGAACCTAAATATTTGAAAGAGTTCCACGTTGGAGTTACATCTTCACCTATACCACTAATTGCACCTATAAATGGAACTTTTAATGATTTTTTACCTTCAGCTGGTATTGTTTCAAACGTAACTATTACATGGTTCGCATATTCTTGCTTAGCCATTTCCGTATTTGTAATTGATATGGCTTCTAATAATTTCTTCTGCCCTTCATCCCAAGCAGTTCCGTTACCAGTTGAATTTCTTTCTATTAATTTTCCATCTTTATTTTTATAATATTTTGAAAAGAATTTATCTTGTCTCAAAATATTTGTACCATCTACTTTTTCACTTTTAGGTCCATATTTAGTTCCCCAAGTTTCATCATTTGAAACTTTTAAACCATCTGCGTATTTTTTTAAACCACCCTTTGTAATTGTTTTAATTACCAAATTTGTAGCCAATCCTTTAAGCGAAGAACCACCCTGTTTAAGTGCTGCAATAAACGATGCTGGAGCTGGCGATTGCTTTATGTAATATGATGTATCAGCATCAACAGCGTTTCTTAATCCACTTTGAGTTTTGAATAATGATATTGGCTTTGATAAAAAAGAGTTTCCTCTAAATATAGTATCCGTTGGTCTATTTGCAGAACCACCCAATGCTCCACCTATTTGATTACCAATTAAATCACCTAACGCATTTGGTGAAGAAGTAAGTAATGCGGCAGCTCGTGGTGGATTGATGAATCCCCTACTCTCTATTCTGATATTTTCAGATTTGCCGTAAAGCTCTTTCTTTTGTGATTTAAAAAGGTCTAAAAGTGTTGCCATTTATAATTACTATTTATTATAAATATCTCTATTGTAAATTTATACGAATTATTAAGCTCTACTTAATCCGTAGTTTTTGCGAGAATTGGATAGTAGTGTACTATTAACTCTCTTACCATCCATTACAATTGGTCTATCGCCGGCTGTATTGTAAACTAATTCTTCTAATAATATGGAATTAGCTGCTAAGAGGGCTACCATTTCATTTTGTAGATTTCCACCAAACTTCATTTCTTTGGCTGCATCCTCTTGTAATTTTTTAATATTTTCATTTACCTTTGTATTTGCAGCACTAGCTGCTACAACAGGTTTATTTGCCACCTCTACTGCTTTTTGTTGTGTTTCGGCAGTTATTGATGCTTGTGGTTTTGCTTCTGCGGCTGGCTCCGATTTACGTTCTTCCATTTTACTTAATCCCAACGACTCCCCAATCCACGAATCTGCTAATCCATTCCATAATTTAGCAAATCCATTATATAACATATCAAATATACTTTTGAATGGCGCAATAATAGTATCTATGAAATCCATAAATCCACTGGATAACGTTTCCCAAGCTCCGGCAAAATCTCCGCTTAAAAATTGACCAAGTGCACCAATTATATCTGCTAAAAATCCAAATGCTCCTAATATAATTTCAAACGGCGCCATTAAAGTAGTTCCGAGCATTTCAGCTAATCCTGAAAATATACTACCCAATCCTTCTTCAAATCCAAGACTCACTAAAAATCCATTAACTGCATCATATACTGCTGTAAATTTTTCTCCAAGCCAAGTAAACGCTTGAGATATTTTATCAATCACAGGTTTAAACTTATCTCCGATTGCCATAAATTTACTACTAACGCTATCCCAAAGACCACCAAATCTAGCAGCTACGCCAGGAGCGTTATCATTTACCCAACCACCCAATGTATCTCCTAAAAATCCTCCAACCAAAGTTCCGATTGGTCCTCCAAATGCAGTACCAATTGCGGCTCCTGCAACTGCTAATCCACCTTGTAATGCTCCTGCTCCAACTGCTTCTCCCGTAGTACCACCTTTTTCTTTTTTGTCCATAAATCCAGTTATACCCCCAAAGATTCCAGCCAATGCACTTCCTCCACCTTTAGTTAAGAACTTACCAGCTTTTCCTAATAATCCGCCGCCAGCTCCACCTGGTGGTGGAACTCCTGGAGGAACTACTGGAGGAACGCCTGGAACAGGTGCTGCTCCACCTTTAAATAATTTTCCTATTCCTTTAGTTATTTGTGGTAAAAAGTTTCCAATCAATCCTCCGGCTGATGCAGCTAATGCTCCACCCATATTTTCTGTAAAACCTCTTTCTACTCCCAACTTCTGCATTGCGGCAGTATAATCTAAATATGCTTTAGAATTTAGCCATTGGTTTTCTTTCATTGTATCCAACGCAGCTTGTGCAACTGCTTTTTGACCTGCTATCATTGCTTGTTGGGTATTCAATGCGGATGCTGCACTTTGTTTTAATGTTAAAAACGCATCATTTGATGCTTTGGCACTTTTTTCTTCCAATGCACCCACTTTTCCAGCTCCTTCTTGATAACCAGGTGTTCCTATTTTTTTCAATGAATTTAAATCCATTCCACCTGTTGCCTGCTGTAAAGCTTGCTGTTGGAACATATTCATTTTTGATGGGTCTAATCCTTGTGCTTGTAATGATTTCATAGCACCTTCGGTATCACCACTAGCGAACTTAGCTCTAACTTCTGATAAATTTACATTCTTACCAAGCATTGCTGATAAACTCATTTCCGATTTGATACTATCTTTATAGTTCAATACCATATTTTGTCCGGCTTTTGCTACATCGGCAAAACTAACTCCCAATGATTTTGCATAAACTACTTGTCTAGCCAATGCTTTACCACTTTGAATTTGATAATCTAATGCCATTTCGGAGGCAGATGCAACTTCATTCATTACATCACCAATATTTAAGCCGGCTTGTTCAGCCATTGCTCTAGTACCTTCTGCCATATTTAGTGCAGTATCAGCCGAAACCCCATCTAATAATTTAAATGCTTGTTGTATATTTGCAACATTATCTACGGATACACCACTTCTTTCAGCAAATATAGCCATATCTGCTGCTAATTTTGTAGAACCACTACCTGCTTTCGATGCA